ATTTTGTATGTACTCTGAAAGATGAACGTCGATCTCTTGAGAAAGTGGCAACAGGAAAGACGCGGGTGTTTGCAGCTTCAAATGAGGCCCATGTGATTAGATTTCGGCAGTATTTCTTACGTTTTGCTGCTGCATTTATGAAACATCGGCGACAGTTGGAGCATGCAATTGGAATTGATGTATATTCCTTGGAATGGGAAATGCTTCTGTCTTCTATGAAGGTTCATGGCTCAAAGTGGATGGCACTTGACTTCAAGTCTTTTGACAAGACCATATCTAGTCAGATGATGTGGTCTGTGTTTTCAGTCGTGAAGCAGGTGTATGAAATTTTGGGTCTTGAGTGTTCGTATAAGATGGAGGCATTGTTTGCTTGTGTTGCTGAACCTCGTTATATTATATATAATGATGTTTGGCAGATGAGTAGAACACACCCATCTGGGGAACCCATGACAGCAATTCTGAATTCTATATTGGTTTCTGTACTCTATCGCTATTGCTTCACGCAAGTGGCGAGAAGAGAGGATCCGTTGATGGCGAGTCCTGAGCAGATGAAACGTTGTGTTTCTTTGTGCTCGTACGGGGATGACAATATAGCAACTGTGCATCCAAAAGTCTCTTGGTTCAATCAGCTGTCTCTTGCAGAAGAAATGGCTAAGATTGGAATGAGAATGACTCCAGCACAGAAGAATGCGGTCATGGGTATTTATGAAGATCAAGGAAATGTGACTTTCTTGCAGAGAAGGTGGCAATGGTCTGAAAAGCATGGTGTGCATGTACCACTTCGTGACGTTGATGATGTCGTGGAGATGGTGAATTGGGTGAGAACAGGTAATGACCCAGTGGAACAGGTGTGTTTGAATGTGGATGATGCTTTGTATGAATTGCATTTTCATGGAGTGCAAGTATACAATTATTGGCGCAATAAATTTGATGTTGCTTTGAGTATTGTGGGGATTAAGCATATGGCATTGTCGTATGCTGAGCAACTGCGTGTGTGGAATGTCAGATATAGAGTGTAAATATTTTGTATGTTTGTCAGTCTAATAGGCTGTATGAAAACTCGTGTAGTATGAGAGGTGATACTAACCTGTGTGCGTGACGTGTACACTTGTATTATAGTCAAACTGCTGTAGAGAGAGCCTGGGTTAATCTGCAGTATGCAAGCTACAACAGGTTTCAATGTGACGAATGGCTGAAATAAATGATAAAATTGTTGTGGAGAAAGTGAATACTACTCAGTTTGCAGATTCTGTTAAAGCTGAAGTAATAAATGTGACTCCCCATCAGCAATCTTTTGACGAATACGTTAAGAGTTGGTCTGAGAAGGGAGACGGAGCAAAAGCTACTCAAGATGTAGTGTCTATGTTGTCTCGTCCTGGATTGATTAAAACGTTTGAATGGCTTGAAACTGATTTGGATGATGCTTTAGTTGCTACAATAGATATTCCTTCTGCAATTCAGAGTTCCAAATTTAAGACGAGTAAGATGAAGTATTTCAAATTTGTGAGATCCAATTATAAAATTAGAATGGTTTTGAATGCGACACGTTTTCATGCCGGACGATTGCTTGTAGTTTGGGCACCTGGAGCTTCTATGTGTAGTGTGCAATCTTTGAATGAGAAATCTATGGCTTCTTTGCTTTGCTTTCCTAGCTTGATTATTGATCCAGCTACTAATCAAACAGTAGAATTTGTAATTCCATTCATTTCACCATTTTTGTACTATCCGTTAAATTCATACTCTGGTTCTAGTGTAGATGCAATTCAAATAGCTGG